CAAGGTTGAACACCTTGAACGCATCGACCGCGCGCACCTCGACGGCGGCGTCGCCAGCCGGTCCCCGGGTCCACGTCTGCGGCATCGCCTCGAGGAACCCGCTGAACAGGTCGTATGTGACGGCGTTGTACGTCGCCTGGATCGACAGCGGCGCCATCGGTCGAAGGAACGGGAACAGCGGGCTGCTCGCGTTCTCCGGGGTGTAGGTCCCGTCCCGGTTCGCGAACCGCACGGACGCCTTGCCAGCCTCTACCCGGTCAAGCTCGTGCTGCCGTCCTCGACTGATCTTGAACCCGCGGACTCCGGTGAGCTGCTCGAGGGACGTCGAGACGAGGAACGTGCTGGTGCCGAGGATCGACTCGACCGAATCTCCGAGAATCCACCCGGTCGGGACGCCGAGCGAGATGGTGATGGTCGGGAGCGGCACTACGCCGTTCCGCCGAAGATGTCGCCGTTGCGGCGGCCGGTGCGAACGAGCTCCCGGCGGATGATATCCGCGACCTCCTCGATCCCGCCGGGGCCGACCACGTTTCCGATGGTGATGTTCACGGTGGAACCACCGAAGCCCATCTCGTTATTGACGCCGGAGAACACCTCGCCCTTGTGGACCATCGCTAGACCCGTACGGGCTACCATCCCGCCGTGCTGGAAGCCCCCTGGGGGCGGGGAGATGATGCCGGCATCGATGGCCTTACCGGCTAGTGCCTCCCCTACACCCTTGCCGAGTTGACCGAGCCACTGGATCGCGCTCCGTATCCACCCGATGAGCGTCTCGATCTTGCCGATGACGACCTCGATGAAGCCGGCGACGGCGTGCCAAGCGGTAGCGGCGGCGTCTCTGACCACGTCCCAGATGGGACGCACCTTGTCCATGACGAAGCTGACGATTCGGCCGAGGAAGTTGACCACCGGCTCCACGACCTTGTCCCTGATGAAGCCGACGAAGTCCAGGAACTTGTCGATGACGAACCCCACCGCCGTCACCACGAGAGCGAACTGAGCCAGGATCATCGTGGCGAACAGGACGACCGCCGCGCCGATGAGGATGAGCACCGGCTTGATCCTGTTGAGCGCCGGCAGGATACGGTCCTGGATCGTGTGCCACGCCGTCTGGAACAAGGGGATCAGGACGTCACCGATAGCCGAGGCGAACGGCTTGACGGCGTCCCATGCCTTGAGGACCCCTTCCTTGAAGGCCTCCCAGGCGGGGGCGGCGTGCTCTTCGATGAACGAGGCCACCGAGCCCAGACCCTCGGCGAGGGCCGTCACCGCCGGAGCTAACAAGCCCCCCACGGTCTCCGCTAAGTTGCCCAAAGCCGTGGTCATGGTTTCCGACGCCGTCTTCTGAGCGACCGCGCTCCCTCCGAACTCCGAGGTGAGCTCTTGCAGGATGATCTTCTGCGCGCCCAAGAGGTTGTTGTGCTTGACGAACTGTGCGATCGAGTCCTTCTGCTGCTCGGTGAACTGCACGCCGACGCGCGTCAGGGAGGTAAGTCCCGTGATCGGGTCGTTCAGAGCCTTGCCCACCTGGATGGCCGAGGACTTGAAGTCTTGACCCATCGCCACCGACATGTCCGTCACGACCTGGGTCGTCTGGTTGAAGATGTCGTTGCCCTTGCCGGCCTCGTTGGCGATGTTCTTGAACGTGAGAATCAGGTTCTCGCCGGACTGGATCGCTTCGTCATCGATACCGGTCTTTGCCGAGATGGCGTTGGCGAGGTCGTTGACCTCGGTCGCCGTGACGTTCGCAGCATGACCTGTGGACTTGAGAACGGCGTCGGTTTGGTTGAGGATCTTCTCCGAGTCCTCGAACTGCTTGAAGGCGTAGCCCGCAGCGGCGCCCACAACAGCAAGCCCGCCGACCAACGTCTTCAGGCCGGCGGTGAACCTACGGGTGCGCGTCTCGACGTCGACGACCAATGTGCTAATGGTTGGCATCAGCCATCCTCAGAATGTCTTCGAACGAACGCAATGTCTTCCCCTGACCTTCACGTGGTTTGTCGTACCAGGGAGGGAGGAAATCAGTGAACTTGCGGCGCTTCTTCGACCAAGCCGACGCCATCAGCCAGCCCAGCATGGCGAACCCGAAGTCGATCCGCTCATGGATCAGCAGAGGGCCATGGACCTGCTCGAACGCGATCCAGTCCGTCAGCTCAGAACTGGAGACCTCTCCGAGTTCATCTCGGGTACGGCCGAGGGCGAGGGCGAGTCGGTATGCCCGGACTCGCTCCGGGCTTTGGCGAAAGACGCCATCGCCTCGTCGAGCTCCTTGCTCGTCAGGCCGTTGAGCTTGGCCGCCTCGGCGAATACCTCGAGGACTGCCGCGAACGGCATCTTGCGGATCTCACTCGCGTCCTCGGGAAGGAAGACGGGGTTCCCGTCCCCGTCCACCAACGACGCGATGAGGACCGCCGCGACCTGCTCGGCCTGCGTCCGGTTCTTGGCGAGGTCCTCCTGGTCGTCGACCGAGAGCTGACGGATGTAGACCGTCTCCTCCCACTCCTCGACGTAGAACGGGACGACCTTGGTCTTCTGCTTTGCGAGGATGCGTTCCCTTGGCGTGCTCACGACGGCACCGGGGTCGTCATCGCGCCCGTGATCTTGAGCGTGGCGTGCATCTCATACGCCCCGTCATCAGTGGCCTCTTCTCCATATTTGATGACGATCACGGGTGCTTGCAAGCATCGAGTGGAGTAATTCGGATGTTGGACTTGATAGTTCCGAGCAGTCTGGTTGAGGTTATCGAAGTCGGCCTTGATCGCCACATGCTGCGCATCGGCGGGATCCAAGGCAACGACGAGTTCGACTTCGCTGCCTTCCGCACGACCGGGCAGGAAATCCGCAGTGGTATCACCATGCGCCGAGACATCGATCAACGGCTTCTCGAACGCCCACTCCGACATGGACATTATCTGCCCAACCGTCGCATAGGTAGACCCCGTCGTATTCCGCTTGAGGAACCCGAGGTATCCAGGTTGCTTGGCCATGTGACCTCCTCCTTAGACCGCAGGGTTCGGCGGCACGCGGAAGACGGCGCATGTCACCGAAGTCGTGAACGAATGAGTGATCGTGGCGAGGCCGGAAGCGTTCGCGAACCGTGACGGGTGGAAACCGCTGAAGAGCTTCTCCGAACCGTTCGCTACGGCCGAGCCGCCGTCATGGTCGGTGCCCTGGGAACAGGTCACCAACGAGTCGATCGCGACCGTGTCCGACGACCCACCGCCGTTTTTCACGTGGATGAATGTGTACTGATCCACGGGAAACGTGTCGCTCGAGGAGACCGCAACGTATGACGGAACGCTCCCCGCGATCCCCAGGTCGGTACGTGTGAGCAGAGCCATCTACTCCTCCTTGTTATGCTTCGACCGCGACCTTCATGATCGCCGCGATCACTGTGACCACTTCACCTTCCGAACCGTTCGCCGCATCCTGCATGAAGTGCTGTCCTGACATGTAGCGGGTGCCATACTCCGGGAACCTCGCGTAGCTCGTCGTCGGTCCGGCGTGGGCCGTCTCCCCGTCCGATTCCACCCTCACCGAGGCGGCGGTAGCTCCGGTGTTCCGGGGAGCTCGCGCGATGATCTGACCCGCCACGACCTCGGCGCCGGCCTGAGAGGCTGCGGGTGCTGCGGCCGAGGCTTGGAGCATGACCTTCTCTAGCGCGGCCTGAGTCTTGGCGAGTCCGTAGATCCTCATCCGGTGCCTTTCGTCGTATGCTCCCGGCAGGGAGGCGATACAAGATGCGTTGGATCGGAAGGGTTCTTCTCTGGTTCGTGCTGCTACCGGTGGGCATCTGGCGATCCGTCAGGCATGGACGCCGCAAGAGTGAGCAGCGGATCATCGCCGAACTCAGCAAATCGGCGCCCCAAGCGGCTGCGCCCTTGACGATCCGAGGTATCCCCTCGGATACGTTGCCGCCCGCTCCCTAACGGACCGGCCCCCTCATAAACGGCTTGAGCGTTTCCTTGTTGTCCTGGGTCAGGAACAGCGTTGTTGGGAAGCCGACCGTCTCGACCGGGAACCCTCCCTGAGACAACGCCTGTCCGGATTCGTCGGCGGTGTAGGCGCGTTTGACCATCTCGACGCAGACGGACTGGATCGCCTTGAACGCCTCCGAGGTTTCGGCGTGACCGTGGGCATAGGTGACGGTCGCTCCCTGGGTCCACGCCGAGCCGGGTGAGGCCACCGTCCCGGACCTGAGCCCTCGAGGAACGATGTAGTAGTCCGTCGTCGCCACGCCGTTCACCAGCACCGAAGTGACGCCCGTCACCGGACGCTCAGGCAGGCTGAGGAACGACGACGCCGTGGGATAGACCGTGATGACGTCCCCCGTAACCGGCGAGAGCGTCTGGTTGCAATAGGCCCGAATCACCGCCGACGCCTTCGTAGCCAATGCCTGGAGGCGTGAGAGGTCGCTCGGGATAGCCATCCCGGAGAACTCGCAGACCTCCGTAGCGGTGGCGAACGGTCCGGCCATCTACTGGTTGGTCATCTGGAGCCAGGTCGTCGTCCCACTGACGACGGTGTTCCCGACCCCCGGAGCGGTCGGTGTTCCTGCCGCGGACGTGCCGGCTGCCACGCACTTGTAGACGATCCTCGTCGCGACGATGTCCACGTAGTCGCCGAGGGTGTTCGCCACCGCACCGGGCCAGTCGATCGCTACCAGTGCCCGACCGCTCGAGTCGGCGGTGGATGTGGTGAGCCGCCCCATGTAGTCCGTTGCCGTGGTTCCAGGGTTGAGGATGCGTCGGAGCAGGAAGTCACGGCGGAATGTCGTGGTTGCCATCAGCCCTCCCTCAGGGTTGCGATCAGGTCATCTTTGGTCCCCGAGGTCGGAAGGCCCTTGCTCTCGGCGAGCGCCTTGAGTTGGGCCACGGTCCGGTCCTCGTACTTGCCGGTGCCGGTGTCCGCCTCCTCAGCTTCGGCAGGTGCTTCTTCTGCGGGGAGGCCCTTGAGCTTCGCCTTGACCGCCTTCACCAAGTCCTCGTTGCCGGCGCCCTCCCACATGGCGAGGTCACGCTCGAGCTGCAGCCGCAGGAGTCGATCCTCCGACATGGACATGCGTTCTCCTTTCTGAGGACAGGGGAGGGACCGAATGAGCCCCTCCCCCATCGTCCCCGGCTTACGTGGCGGTGAGCTCGATGACGCCGTTGTCCACGAGACGCAGCGGCGTGAAGTAGCCCGCGTATGCCACCTGGACGCCGAGCACCGACGGCTCAGTCACCTGGAGCGTTCCGACCCTCTGCTCGTAGACCTCCACTGCGGCGGTCGAGAACAGGAAGGCCTTGTTCGTGCCGAGGCCGGCCGACATGTACGTCGGGATCCCGGCCACTGCACCGATGAGGCCCTGTGAGAAGTCGCCCGCGGACAGACCATCTCCGGTCTGAGCGACGCTCACGATCGGAGCGAACAAGGGACCGAACACCGGGAGGCGTCCGGGCGAGAGCGCCAGGACGACCCGCCCCATCCCTGCGGTGGCCGTGTAGACGGTGGCCGCTGCCGTCCAGAGCGCGGCACGGATCGTCGCCGCCGTGGGCGACGCGCCGTAGCCGACGTTCGTCGAGGTCGAGGCGTCTAGGTTGGTCCCGAGCGCCGCCTCCGTCTGCACGGCGTACCGCGCGGCGAGGTCGTTGATGATCGTGTCCATGACCCCCGGCGAGGAGAAATCGATGTTCTGCCGCGAGACGTTGACATACCCGCCGTAAGTCACGGCATTCGCCGTCAGCTTGGAGATCGTCATCTTCTGCGAGACGAGCTCGGCCTTCTCATCCGCTGCCGCGCCCGCCGAACCCTGCACCGCCACGGACGTTCCCTGCGTCACCAGGGGGCGGAACCACGTAGCGGCCGGCATCGGTCGAGGTCCGATAAGTCCGACCAGCGGCCGGGCCGCATCGATGAAGTTGATCACTCCATCCAGGATCGGCGTCGGGATGAGCCCGGCGTTGTCCGATGTCTTCTGGTGTGCCGCAGCACGGGTATAGAGCTCGATCCGCTCAGCGGCGGTACGGTCACCCATAGCTGAGTTGTATTGGTCGAGGACGTACTCCCCGGCCGAGCGGTACTGGACCTCCCCCGACCCCACACGCCGAGCCGTGGTGAACGCCTGGTCGAGTTGCTTCATCCGTTCGGACACCTTCGTGGACTCGTCGGCGAACCCCTCCAGTTGGGTGAGCTGGTCCTGGATCTCCGCCATCCGGGTGCGGAGCCCTCCGAGGGTCTCCTTCTCCGGGTCGTTCAGATCGCGGGAGTTGTCCTCGGCGTTGGCGATTATGCCGTTCGCCGCGGAGTTGCGCTCCTCCAACTCCTTCTCCAGACGCCGGATCATGGCGTCGTTAGCCCGTGAGTCGGGCATGTTCTGCTCCTTCCGATAGGGGGACTTCCGCCCGCTCAGCGGCTAAGTCGTTGCCTCGCCCAGGCAAGGACCTCATCGTCCCGGAACTCATCGAGTGCTGGGGTGGACGCAAGGGGTTCTTGCTCGACCACCTGGAGCCCCGACTGTTCCGCACGAACAGCGAGCACTCGGGCTCCCGCGTAGACCGGCGCTTCCGTCAATGCCAGGTGGTCGATGAATGCCTTCATCACCCGGCGTAGATGGCTGCTCCGGTGGACCTGGACATCCGACGGCTTCGCCACTCGGAAGCCGACCGATGCAGAAACCATGTCCTCATCGGCGAGGTTGAGCATGTCATCGCCCAGAGGGGTCTTTCCGACCTTCACCGTCCCAAGCAGACCGGCGTCGGCGTTGGTGAACTTCACCATCTTGCCGATGGTCTTTCCCCGGACGTGTTCGTGGTTGACCGGCACCCGTCCGGCGTGGTCCTCGATGCCGTCGAACGCTCCCCGCACGAACAGCTCACGCCACTGCTCCCCGCGCCAGAACACCTCCCCCTCCTCTTCCCAGGGGACGGCTACAAGGTCGATGAGGCGCTGCTTGGTGTCGACGTCCGTGATCGTGGACGAACGGAGCTCCACCCCTTCGAGGGAGGCGCCCCGTTCACTCGCATACAACGCCACGACCTGCGCCTTGGCCTTGTCCTCGGTGGGGTGACAACCCTCGCTCGAACCGTCGGCGTCCTTGATCACGCAGTATTCGTCATCGCGCTTCTCGATGTGCCAAGGCACTAATCCTCGCCTCCTGTGATCGCCGTGATCGGTGCGGTCGGGGCGGAGTCTGTCCCGTCCTCGCCCAGGAGCCGCTCGGCACGCTGAACGGTCTCGACATCGACGAGTCCGGCGTCCTTGAGTTCGACCCAGGCGTGCGCCCGTTCGGCGAATGGGGGTCGGCTGTATTCGTCGCGGTTCAGTTCGGCCTTCTGGCCGGAAGGGAGTGCCCAGTAGGAGATCGCCGACATGACGTGGCCGGCGAGCGCCCTGAGCGTTTGACGGTCGTGGAAGTCGAACAGGCTCGAGACGTTGGAGTAGGTCATCGAGTCCCCTCCGGACGGTAGACCCACC